CAAAACAAACTTCACTAGGTGAAAATGCTGATGGTGAAAAGACTAACGGTAATTTTATAAACTTACCTTACAATAGTATTTCTAGAAAAGCATTACTTCCAAGTGGTGAAGAAATGCAATTAGAAATGTTTTTAAAAGTTGTTGCAGCAAATGCACAAACAGAAGATCAATTAAAAGATATACAAAAAAGAATTATAGAAGATGAACTATCTGGTGGTGGAGAAGAGTTTGTAGATGGTCCACCATGTTTAGGTATACTAACTAAACAACTAATGAAAGATGGTAGAGATAGATTCTTATATAACTATATGGTGTTTGCTAAGAAAAAGTATCCAGACAAATGGCAAGACAAAGTAATAGAAGCTGCAAGAAAATATTTTGAGTTTGATAATAACTGGACAGACATACATGTAAATCAAAAGATAAAAAGTTGGAGTAAAGATACTAAAGGTCATACTTGTAATGATCCATTACTAGCACCGGTTTGTGTAAAATCTGTATGTGTTAAACGAAAGTTCGGCATTATATCAGATAATAAACCGGTATGGCCAGCATTATCTGCATTACAAAAACTAAATATAAAACCTACACCTGAATGGTATTTTACTGTTGAGAACGAAGAAGGACAAACAAAACAAGTGCACGCAAAGAATGTGCATAGAATAGAAAGCCAAAAAGAATTGAGAGCATTATTAATGGAGCAAGTACATATAGTACCACCAACAATAAAAGGTAATGACTTTTATGAAATACTAAAAAATTTATTTGAGAAATCTAAGATAGAAGTATTAGAACCTGCAGAAGGAACTAATCCATCAGACATATTAAAAGGACATATACATAGATATATAAATGATCCGGCAGCTAAGAAATATAATTCATTCAAAAGTGGTAGACCACTATTAGATGATGAGTATGCATACTTTTTATACAGTGCATTCTATGATGATTTAAAAACATATGAATGGAAAGAATCATCAGCTAAAACATCATTGATGATTAAAGCATTGTTTCCTAGTAAGAAACCAGAAGACCAAGCTAAGTTTGATCACAGTAAAAAATTTCCTGGAAAAGATTCTGACAACAAACAGTATCCACCATTAAAAACTTTACGAATACCATTGAAGTATTTTGAAAGTGAAGAAGAAGTTAACGAACAACATCAGTTTGAAAGTGAAGAAGATATTGTATGATTTATAAATACTATGGACCACCAGGTACAGGTAAAACATTTAAATTAATTAATAGAGCTAAAGCATACGCACGACTAGGAATACCACTACATAAGATAGGTTACTTTGCATTTAGTAAAAAAGCTGCTGGTGTTGCAAAAGAAAGAATGCCTGCAAGTGATAAGAACTTACCTTATTTTCAAACGTTACATTCTTTTTGTTTTAATTATTTAGATTTAAACAAAGAAGATATTATGCAACCTTATCATTATGAAAAGTTTGGTAAGGAAATAAATGTAAAAGTAAAATACGCAGACAAGTATAACAAAGAAGAAATTAATTATCTAACTTGTGACAATCCTTATTTTCAATTGATACATAAAGCAGTTAATAAATGTATTACTCCAAGAGAAGAATATGAATTATGGGAACATAATCCTAAAGAAATATTATGGACAACTTTAAAGTATATTAGTGATAATTTAGTAAAGTATAAAGATGCTAAAAATTTATATGATTTCAATGATTTAGTAGATTTAACGATTAAATCTAAAGACAAAGATAACTTCCCTACATTCAAAGCAGTATTTATAGATGAAGCTCAGGATCTATCACCATTACAGTGGAAACTATTTGATGTGTTTAAACAAAAATCAGAAGATGTATATCTTGCAGGAGATGATGACCAGGCTATATTCGTATGGGCTGGTGCAGATGTAGAGAGATTTATTAAAGAACCGGCTAAAGAAAAGGTCCTAAAGTACTCAAAACGTGTGTCTAGAACCGTCCAGGAGGAGTCTCAGAAGCCGATTGAGCAAATTATGGGTATAAGGAAGGAAAAACACTATTTACCCAGAGATTTCGAAGGAGAGTCTTTAACCATATCTAATATAAATCAAATAGATTTAACCAAAGGCAAGTGGTTAATATTAAGTAGAACTATATCTAGACAATTAAAAATAGCTGAGGAATTAAAACGTAAAGATTTATATTACGAAACTAACAAAGGAAAAAGTTTTAGTGTAACTTTATATAATACAGCTATGCTTTATGAAAGTTGGTGTAAGGGAAAAATTTTACAGGAGAAAGAAGAGAAACAAATACAAGAATATTTAGGAAACAATTTATTTAATAGAAAAATAGATTGGTTTGATCAATTTGTAAAAGCTGATGAGAAAGAAAAATTATATATAAAAAATATGTTGGACAACAAAGAAAATTTAAATGCTAAAGCTAGAATATGGCTATCCACAATACATGCAGCAAAAGGTGGAGAAGAAGATAATGTAATTTTATGTTTAGATATGGGAAGTAAAATTCTTAAATCTATTAAACGCAGTCAACAAAAACATGACGAAGAACATAGAGTCTGGTACGTAGGAACCACAAGAGCAAGAAATAACCTATACAAACTAAAAGCAAAAATAAAAAGAACGGGGTATCAATTATGAGAGTTATAACATCAGATATATTTTTAACATTCTGTATATGGTTTTTTATTATGGAGGCAATCAAATGACACACAAAGATATATTTAAAGATTCATTTCCACAAGACAAACAAATTGGAGGATCACATTACAAAGAGTTTAATATTCAACCATATGAATTTATTTCTAAGAACGACCTTTCCTTTTTTCAGGGTAATGTTATAAAGTATGTTTGTCGCTATAAGAACAAGGCGGGAATACAAGACCTTGAAAAAATAATTCATTACTGTGAATTAGAAATTAAAACAATGAAAGATCTAAAAAAGAAATGATTATACCACATACAGAATGGTTAGTACCTACAGAGTATCCTGATTTAAGATCAGCAGAAGAAATTTCTATTGACTTAGAGACACGTGATCCAGACTTAAAGAAACTGGGTTCAGGAGCCATTACAGGTAATGGTGAAGTTGTAGGTATAGCTGTTGCTGTTGATGGTTGGAAAGGTTACTTTCCTATTGCACATGAGATAGGTCCAAACTTAGATCGTAAAAAAGTTTTAGATTGGTTTACTGATGTATGTTCATCACCTGCTACAAAAATATTTCATAACGCAATGTATGACGTATGTTGGATACGTAATTTAAATATAAAAATTAATGGTTTAATTGTAGATACTATGATTGCAGCCAGTCTTATAGATGAGAATAGATTCTCTTATACCTTAAATACAATGTCCTGGGCTTATCTTAACAAAGGTAAGAATGAAGCTAGACTAATAGAAGCTGCAAAAGAAAGAGGACTAGATGCAAAAGCTGAGATGTGGAGATTACCTGCTATGGAAGTTGGATCTTATGCAGAACAAGATGCATCACTTACTTTAGAACTTTGGCAAAAATTTAAAAAAATAATTATTGAAGATGATTTACAAAATGTATTTAATTTGGAGACTGATCTTTTTCCTTGTTTAGTCGATATGCGCTTCCTAGGGGTGCGGGTAGATGTCGAGAAAGCCAATCAATTGAAAACAGCACTGGCAGTAAAAGAAGAAAACCTATTACAACAAATAAAAATAGAAACAGGAGTAGACATTCAGTTAATGGCTGCAAGAAGTATTGCTCCACTTTTCGATAAATTAAATTTACCTTATTCCAAAACTGAGAAATCTGGTGAACCATCATTTACTAAAAACTTTCTTGTTACACATAAACATCCTGTAGTACGTATGATAGCAGAAGCTAGAAAGATAAACAAGGTCAGAACTACCTTTATTGATTCTATTATTAAACATGAACACAA